CCTCTCTGAAGGAGGAAATCCTCTATGCCATCCGGCACTATCGCGTCTACCATCTGGACGGCGTGACTTATGACGAGTTCGTCGACGTCTACGATAAGCACGACGTGACGAACTACTCGTACCAGAGTGGCAGCATCCGGCAGGCGGGCGGGCCGACGCCGCATTTCTTCGATGACGTGCCATTCGTCGAGTACGCGAACAACAAACTTCATCGCGGCGACTTCGAGGACGTCATGAGCCTCGTTGATGCCTACGACAAGGCGCAGTCGCTGACGCTCGATGACATGGAGGACTTCACGGACGCCTATCTCGTATTGAAGGGCGTCGGCGGAACGAACGAAGACGACATCAAGGCGCTGCGCCGGAACAAGGTCTTGACCTTTGACGAAGGCGGCGGGGCAGAATGGCTCATCAAGAACCTCAACGACACGTACATCGAGAACATCAAGACGCGTCTGCAAAAGGACATTCACAAGTGTTCGAGCGTGCCAGACATGAGTGACGAATCATTTGCCGGAAATGTCTATGGCATCGCCATCAAGTACAAGCTCATCGGGCTCGAGCAGATTCGCAGTCACAAGGAACGATGGTTCAAAAAGGGCTTGCAGCGGCGCATTGAGCTCATCGGCGGCATGCTGAAGCTCAAGAGCGTCGCCGACATCGACTTCCGCGACATCGAGATCACGTTCACGGCCAACATTCCGGCCAACAGCACCGAGCAGGCGCAGATTGTGCGTGAGCTCTCCGGCCTTGTCTCCCAGAAACGTCTGCTCTCGCTCTTGCCGTTCGTCACGGATCCCGCGGAAGAGCTCGATGAGCTACGGAAGGAGCAGGAGGAAGAAGCGGGAAGCGGCTATGAGGACTTCGGGACGAAGGCCGCGGATGCCGGAAGTCTGAATGCATCGCAGGAGGCGTAAGCCATGACGAGCGAAGCCTACTGGAAGAAGCGCGCGCGGGAGTGCGAAGCCTACTGGCATGAGAAAAGCGAGGAACTTGTCAAGAAGGAGCTCGCCGACCAGTACGAGAAAGCGCTCTATGAAATCCACAAGAGCATCGCGGCTTTTTACGCGCAGTTTGCCGACGAAAACGGTATGACCATGCAGCAGGCCAGGAGGCTCCTGCGTGGGCAGAAGTATCGCGTCTGGCGCAAGAGCATGGAGGACTACCTCGCCGAGATTGAAAAGACCGGCGACAAGGGCCTTCTGCGCGAGCTCAATACGCTCGCCATGCGCAGCCGTATCTCTCCGCTCGACAAGCTCTATGGCGAAACGCTCATGGAGCTCGACAAGCTCGGCCGAGATGTCAGCGACCGTATGCGCAGTTTCCTCACGGATGCGTACAAGGACAACTACTATCGTGGGTTATTCGAGATCGGGCACGCGGGGAAACTCCTTCCTGCCGTCCACGCTGTGAGCGACAAGAAGGTCGAAGATGTCCTGCGGGCGCATTGGTCGGGTAAGAACTACAGCCAGCGTGTCTGGAAGAACACGGCGAAGCTCGGCAAGAAGCTGGAGCAGGTCATGACGGACGCCGTCCATCGCGGAGCAGACGTGCAGGAGATGGCGAAGCAGGTGGCTCCATACCTCCGAAACGGCTATGGCCTCAAGAGCGCCGAGCGTCTTGTCCAGACGGAGCTCAACTACGTCCAGAACGAAGCGGCGCTCGCGAGCATCAAGGATGCCGGCATGAAGTATTTCCGCTTCATCGCCATCCTCGACACAAGAACGACGGTCATCTGCCGCGAGCATGACGGTCAAATCTACTCCGTCGACGATGCCGATGTCGGCTACAATCAGCCGCCGCTCCATGTGCGATGCCGCAGTACCATCGCCGCCAGCTTCGGCGAGGGCAAGGACAGCCGGAAGGGCTCGCGGATGGCGCGAGACACGGAGACGGGCAAGAGTGTGCGTGTTCCGGCGGCGATGACATACCAAGATTTTGATGACGTGTTCATCGCTAAGAAAAAGACGCTTTCGGAATGGCAGAATGAGCATGAAAATGGTATAATAAAGATAGGCGGAAACTACTCATGCGACCTTGCGATGGCGGTTGGCAAGCAGCATTATGATTCGGCCATGAAAATCCTCGATAGTTGCCCGGACGATGATGCAAAAGTCGTTTGGAATTCTAACGAGGAGCACATACGAATTGATGATGTTCATTTTTACAAGAAGCAGCAGGCCTTTGCATGTGGTAATCGAATAACGCTAAACATCGATTACGTATCTCAGGGAAGTAATATTTCGGAACCATATCAGACGTTATTTCATGAGTCCGGCCACGCGATTGACTCTCTTGCAGGGCGAACAGGAATACACTTCTCGACGAAATTCAAGGATGGAGCATTCGCAAAAGCAATTCACAAGGACGTGGATGATCGCGTGAAGGCCGTTGCAAAGAAGTTGAAGCCTGAATTTGAAAAGCAGTTCAAGCTCGGCGAAAGCGCCGCCCGTGAATGGCTTTTGAAAAACGGGTGTATCAACTTCTCCCGGGAATATGGAGCCCAGGAGAAATGGTCAAAGAAGTTTGCCTACAAGTACGTTGCAAATGAAATCATAAAAAGCGGAGATAAGAAGGTATACGGAAATGTTTCCGATATTTGCGAGGGTGCCACAAATGGAAAAATCTATTGCGGCATCGGCCATATCCCCGCCGAAAAAAATTATTGGAAAAAGAGAACATTCCAGATAGCTGATTCCGAAGGGAATCTCATAAAAGTTGAAGATGGCCTTTCGACAGAAGCTTTCGCCGAGTTTTTTGATTCCACAGTTGCAAATCAGAAAAGCCTTGAGCTCATAAAGAAGTATTTCCCATCGGCTTATGACGTTTTCAAAGAAATGCTGAAAGAACTTGCAAGGGAGGGTATGAAATGAATGAATTGGACGAATTACTCCGTAAGTATGTAGAAACATTCCATTGCAACTTTCCTTGGTTCATCGAGCGATTGAACGGGCAGGACCTCGTAGGAGCAATCAAGACCTGTCTGAAAGAGGGAAAGCCGTATGACGAGCTTTTCTTCGACGAAGAAGACTGGAAACGCATTAACGATCCGAGCGTAAATTTCTGATGGTTGATAAAGCAAAAGCGCCTTGCGACAATGCAAAGCGCTTTTCTTGTGGGTAAAATTCAGGAGGAATCACAACATGCCGAAATACATGAACGAGGCCCGCATCTACGGGCCGCATCCGTTCGCGTTCTGCCTCCAGCGGTTCGCTGACGGCGCTGGCGCGGATGCAGGTGCATCTGGCACCGAAGCAGGAACGTCCGAGGGCAAGGCCGATGCCGCGAAGCCGGATGCCGCGTCCGAAAACAAAGCGGAGGACAAGCCCGCCGAGGAAGACATCGACGCGCGCATCGCGAAGGCCGTCAAGGCTGCGAATGAGAAGTTCGTCAAGGATTACACCAAGAAGCAGGAGGCCGCTAAAAAAGAGCAGGAGCGCCTTTCGAAGCTCTCCGATGACGAGCGCAAGGCCGCCGAGTATGAGGCGAACAAGAAGCAGCTCGAAGAGCGGGAAAAAGAGCTCCAGCGCAAGGAGCTCAAGCTTGAAATGGTCAAGGTGCTTTCCGACCGGAAGATTCCTGTCGAGTTCATGGACTTCCTCGTCGCAGACGACAACGACAGCACGCTCGAACGCATCAAGTCGTTCGAGAAGCATTATAAAAAGGCCATCGAGAATGCAGTCAACGAACGGCTGAAGGGCAAGGCCCCGAAGGCCGGTGCGGAGGGTTCGCCGACCGGCGGCAAGCCGAGCCGGAGCGCATTTTTCAAGGCCATCTATGACAATCAGGTCAAACGTTAAGGAGGACAACAAAAATGGCAGATGACAGCAAGTTTTTGAAAGACAATCTTCAGGGTTTCGTCCCGACGCCGACGGCGGCAGACATCATCACGGATGTTACGCGCGGCTCGTCCATCCTGCGCTTGTCGAAGGTGCAGCCGATGGCGAGCGAGACGTTGAAAGTCCCGGTCATGGTATCGGGCCCGGGCGCTTACTGGGTTGGTGAGACGGAGCGCATTCAGACGTCCGTCGCGAAATGGATTTTCCCAGAGCTCACGGCCAAGAAGATCGGCGTCATCATCCCGGTTTCGAAAGAGAAGCTCAACGATACGACCATCGACGTCTTCGCGACGGTGCGCCCGTACATCGCTGAGGCATTCTACAAGGCCATCGACGCGGCGTGCCTGTTCGGCACTAACAGCCCGTTCGCGAAGAGCATCTACGGTGTGGCGAACGCTGCATCCCGTGCAGTCAAAGAAGGAACGAACGCAAAGCTCGACCTCGACATTTCCGATGTCATGGCGCTCGTCGAAAACGAAGGCCTCGACGTCAACGGCTTCGTCGCTGGCTACCAGCTCAAGAACAGCCTGCGCAAGCTCCGTGACAGCAACGGCAACCAGCTCTTCGTGACGGGCGTCGACAGCACGACGCTTTACTCGCAGCCGATTGAATTCTGCCGCACGAGCTCGTGGGACAACACAAAGGCGGAAGCCATCGCGGGCAACTGGAGCTACAGCCTCGTCGGCATCCGCGACCAGATTCAGTACGAGGTGCTCCGCGAAGCAACGCTCCAGACCGTCACGATGGCAGATGATAAGCCGCTCTCCCTCGCTGAAAATGACATGGTGGCCATCAAGGCGACGATGCGCCTCGGCTTCCTGCCGGTCAAGGAGAATGCATTTGCGGTGCTGACGCCGAAAACAACGGCCTGAGGAGGCATGAAGCATGTGGAACCTCTATGAGAAGGACGGCCGCATCATCGAGGCGACAGACCTTGCATACCGCGTGATTTACGCGGCACAGGGCTACAAGCCGAAGGCGGAGTCTGCAAAGGAGGCGGAGAGCGATGACGAAGGAGGAAGCGACGCAGGCAGTCGTGGAAAAAGTCAAGCTGCTCGCAGGAGAAAAAGCTCCTGACGAGAACCTGCTGACGTTCGCAGTCGAAAAGCTCGTCGCGGACATCCTCGACTACTGCCACAGGGACGATTTCCCGGATGCGCTCGTCTACACCGTGACCGACCTCGTGCGGAAACGGCTGGCAGACGAGAGCGCAGGAGAGGACAGCGAGCTCGGCTTTTCTGCGCCGGGCCCATTGAGCGACATCAAAATGGACGATACGGAGTTCCGCTTCGCGGTGAACAACGTCAATGCAACGGCCGTGCTCAGCGACCTTTCGTTTGACGCCATCAAACCAAAGCTCAACCTGTATCGCAGGGTGGTGAGCCATGCATGAGCCTCAAAGGACTGCTCCGAAGCGTCATGTATCAAGACCGTGTGACTGTTCGCAGACAGACGACTACCTTTGATGACGAGGGCGCTGCATGTTCCAAGCTGGGGGACGTTTACACGGATGTTCCGTGCAAGCTGTCGCAGTACGGCAAGATGCTGGCCAGCCACCAAGAGGACCGCGCCTTCGTTCTCTCGAATGACCTGCGACTCTGCTGCGATCCTGCCATCGACATCCGGCCAAACGATGTTTTGATGGTCACGCATCAGGGGGAGCTTTGGCGGCTTCGTGCGGGCAAGGCGTTTCTGTATCCGACGCATCAGGAGATACAGGCACAGAAAGCGGGTGAATCGAATGATTCTGTCGGGATTCGACGAGCTGGAAAACAGGCTCAACAGGATAGCACAGGAGATGCCGGAGAAACGTGACAAGTTTCTCATGCAAGAAGCGGAAAAGACGATGGAGCGTGCAAAGAACAACACGCCGAGCGATACCGGACTGCTTCTTCGCTCCTGGCATCGAACGGCTCCGTCTGGCGGTGAGGTAGAAATCTACAACGACGCCAAGCGCGACTCCGGCGATAAGACCGAGTATTACGGCCTTGATGTCGAGTGGGGGCACCGGCAGAAAGTCGGCCAGTACGTGCCAAAGCTAGGAAAGCGGCTCAAGCAGCCGTTCGTTCCAGGCAAGCACATGCTCCAGACGGCGCTTGACGAATCGGCAGACCAGTTCCAG